AACCAACGTGTACATCAGTCGCGGAGCCGGTGTAATTAGATCCTGAAAATCCGGAGTTGACTTCCACGTTGGCGTAAGGTCCAGCCAATACTGGATTTGCAGCCAGCAAAGTGGCAGGGAGGAGTGCAATAATTTTTTTCATTGTAATAGTTAAGGTTAATAATTTAGAAATTTACGTTTGAACTTTCAAGCTTGGCCATGATCTCTTGGCGGTAAGCAGGGTCACGGTCATACCTAGGATCTTGCATCGCTGCAACAACTTCCGCCTGACTTTTGAATCCCTTAGATGTTTCGGCTGGAGCCTTACCTTGAACAAGCTTGCCTTCTACTCCAACCGAGTCACCGTAACGATAAGCAAGTGCTTGCATTGCAAAATAAGCTGCATTGCGATCACCTGTTTCCATCACAGCGTCATACATATCAATGACTGAATCTTCAAGATTGTCATTTGCCCATCGCATCATTTGACCATAGTTCTCGTCACCGCCAACAGAATCCTTCAGGGCTTTAGCATCCTCTTCAGTAATTACTTCTGGCTTTTCTGAATTCCTATAGTCAAGATACATATTAGCTAGATCTTTCGGATCAGCCTCAGATAATTCTTTCAATGTTTCTTCAGAGAATTCATCCTTCGATTCTTCCCAAAGCCTATCGAATAAAGATGAGTCTGTGCTTTCCTTCTCTTGTGTCTCTTCAGGCTCAGATGATGTTGGCTCATCTTCACTTGTAGTTTCACCTAGCTTTTTTTGTAGTTCAATATATGCAGCCTCTAGTTCTTCTGCATTCTTATACTTACCAGCAAGTTTTGTCTCTTGCTCTTTCGCCATCTCTTCACCAATCTGAAGAGATTCTTGCTCGTCTGAATTAAGTTCTCCTTGAGGATTCTCGTCAGAGAGCATTGACATTACTTCTGCCATGTTTATTCAATAGGTGGTTGTGGTGGTTGCGCTTGTTCTTGTGCTAACTGTGGATTCTTTGATGGATCCATCATTGGTGTCTTCATTGCATCAACCTCAAGCTGTTGTTGTTGCATTGCCATCTGTTGTTGCTCAGCCGCAGCTTGTTCTTGCTGTACTTCTTGCATTGAACGTACAAGATTAAGTACATCAATACCTTGTGCAGCAGCCAGACGTTTGATCACCTCTTCAGTGTTGATGTATTCAGCAATCGATTCAGGTCCTAATGTTTGTGCAAGTATCGTTAGGAATTGACCAAGACTTTCACGATCTTGTCCACGTCCTAATGCATTGATGCCTGCAACAATTGTAGGCTTGACAATATCCTTTGGGATCTTTGGGATTTCTCCCTTGCGCTGAGCATCACTCAGTTTTTTATTCAAGTATGGAACAAGGAAGTCAACAGTCAGCAGACTAAATAATCCACCAAGCTGTTGCTCTAGTTCCATCTGTGTCATCCGTACTTCTTCGGCAGTAGTACGTTCGCTTTGTCTGATGTTCATTACCAAGAACGCATCACTGATACGTTGAGATAATGTATTGATCATCTGTAAGGCAGTACTAAAGTCTGCTGTCTTACCAACTTGAACTACACCAATATCGTCAGGCCTTCCTTGAATGATTGCTCCATTGCCTGCTGCTGCCAGTGTGGAGGGCTTAGTTGTACTTGAAGGGCTAACAGTAAAGACAACTTTAGCGGCTGCTGCAGAGCCTTCTACTAATGCCTGAGACAATCCTTCGAGAGACTTTAAATCTCCAATAAACTGTCCTGCTCTGCCACGACCGTAGGCTTCACCATCCACAGTATTAAACCTCAGTGGAATCCAAGGATTTAAATCGACGGGTGCTTTACCTTGTGACCCTTTGACAAGTTTGTCGTTAACCTCTTGGTACCAGATAAACCTATTGTTGTCACGTTTGATGTGTGTGAATACATCTACATCATCGCCATAACCTCCATCATCATCGACTCGGTTAGGTTGTAGTACTTCTTTCGGTACTTGTGTTTCAATAAGATCTTTGGAGATCCTTTCCTTTGTGACTATTTCAATCACTTGACCGTTGCCATCCCGATCCACTACGTAGCGGTTCAGAGGATATACCTTAAGTCCATGCTTACTCATAAAGACAAGAGCGTTTCCTGCTACTACCAAATGCAATAAAGCTTGGTGTACAGCAACCCGGTCATCGGATGCAGAGATAGATTCAAGAATGATTCTCTCTACTTTTGCAAATGATAAATCAAGTGCTGACTTCATCTCTGGTCTGAAGTCATTGCCGAGTTGGCTTTCGTCTAGTTGTAGTTTGAAGAAACTTGTTTGAACAGGTAGTAATGCAAGCATTAACTTACTCGCTAATGTTACACAGCCTTTAGCTCCGACCGATTGGTAAGGAGTTTTAAGTTGTTTCATACCTGTCATGTATTCCTCATGACCACGAATTAAATATGGAAGGGTAAGCTCTGATGCTTGCCTAGCTTCTTCTAAGAATTGGGAACGATCGCTTGCTAAATAATCATACCTAGTACGTGCGTTCATTTTTTATAGATTTATGGATGTACTTTGTAAGCCTTTTACTCGCTTACTGCTTCTACCGAATGTTCCACGTGCCCCCTGCCGATTACGCTTGCCACGTTTTGTACGAATACCTAGTACATAACGACGGTTACGGGGGTCTTCTGGCATTTGCATACCCTGTGCTAATTCATCTCTTAGATCTTGAAGCTGATCAGCAACGCCACTAACGTCAGGCATCTGCATTTCATATTCTGGTGTTGGCTCAGTGATTGGTGGTTCTTCCACAGTTGGTTCTTCCACAGTTGGTGCCACTTCCTCTACCACTTGTCCGTTCTTTCTGTTCCTGCGCCGTCGTCTATTTCTCCGATCTCTTTTATCCCTTCTATCTGTATTTCTGGGGTCACGGTTGGGGACGCCACCAAACATCTGTGCCTCAATAGCACCACGTTTATATTTGAGTGGTGAAAATGTTGGAGGGTCTGCACCAGGATTACGGTTTCGAACCATCAAATTACTATTGAAATCTCTGGTAGCATTGTGAAAATTGTTGATGTTATGGTTGCGAATCTTGTGCAGACCGATGCCATAACTCGCAGCTTGTTGTCCCTCTTTTTTATCAATCTTGCCATCCCTAGAAATTCCAGAAATAAATGCCTTTCTGTCATTCTTAGACATTGATGCAGATCGTGGAACACTATATCTTTTATTTTGTTCTCTTTGATTTGCTACTGCTGCTCTCTTTGAAGCACGCTGTCTCCGTATTTTTCTAATACTTTTTTTTGCCATCAGTTCTCCTCCATATAACGGATGATCCACTCAACGACACTACGTTGACCAGATCGATACATAATTTTCTCCATTGAATCATCAGGTGTAGGTGTAATGGGTGGGAAAGTTTCTTCTAATTGATGTGTAAGGCCACGGGCTTGCATGCCCACGGTCTCAAGCATACTGAGGGAGGTTGACATTACTATGTTCAAAGAATGCTGGCATCCGTGCAGACTTAGTAAAGGAAAGCTCAGGAGCTTTGCCTTGATACATCAAGTTGTCACTAGAATCCAGCCAAAATTTTTTGTCTAAATATTTATCGGTATTACTACCGAGTGGTTGCATAACCCAGTTGATTGTGGCTTTACGTAGTTTGTCCAGGCTTGGAGAAACCTCTAGTCCTAGTTCTCTACATACAATTGAGTTAGTTGCAACGTGGATCTGCTCATCACGGCTGATGTCAGCACTCACGGTACGCATTCCACTGTCACCATTAGCGCGAAGCAGTGGTAAAAGAACGAAGAAAATTGCACGCTCGGCAACCATCGCTTTGAGGATCGTATGATCCGGATGCGCTGTCCAAGCATCACGTAGCCGTAACGCTTCAGCTTCAGCCTTTTGATCAACCCCGTAAGCATTGGCAATGTAACCAAGTGCCAGGTCGTGGTTCTCTTCGTCTTTGATGTTTGACTGTAAAATTTCCCGCGATGATTCTGGTACGTCGGTAACCAATGCATCACGGATAAAATCTCCCACAGGCAGTTCCATATGTCTTAAGGCAAGGGCACGGAGCAATGTTTCGTGCGCACCCTCCTTGCATGTACCAGCAGTTGTTTGTACTGGCGTCCATTTCCGTTTCCGGTTTAGTAGTTTCTGATAAGGATTCATTCTTGACAATCACATTGAAGTTCTTCATTTAAAATGTCCTCTAAATAGCTGTCCACTTCTGACTCATCCAATGCAGCATATGCATTAGTTTTATCTTGTGTATCGCTCATGACTTGGAGCGAGTAATAGAGGCTAGTTTGCGGGGACCGTAGCCACTCTTCCACGAATTCATTGTCGTAGGTTACAACGTCACTCCAAGAGTTAAAGCTATATCCATGAAGAAGCCCTGTGTTATTGAGTAGTGTCATCAGTCCATCAGCGACTGCCTTGTAGGCATCCCAACCAACTTCTGATGCAATCTCAACATCACCGTAATTATATGTTTGTACGCCGAATGTACCGCTATCACGGTCAACAGTACGGCTGATAGGTGGTGCAATTTCAGGGGTAGATGTGAAGCCATCGAGATCTTTTGATCTGTAGCTACACGATGCAGTAGGGGCAATTGCAAACGCCCTATCCATCTTGTTCGTCTTAGCAATACGTGCTGCAAGGCTGATGCCTAGCTTCAGCTG